CAGATGTCTGGCACACGATCAAAAGTCACGTGCACCGCCGCCTCAGTTAAATCCACTTGTGGTTCTGAGGCTCAAACGTGTCGTAGCTGCCGCAAGGCAGTGCTAGACACAAGAGAGACCGTTTTCAACGGTTTGAGACTTATTCGGATTCGCTTTGGGTTACCCCATAGTGAATGCCCGGATCTCGAACCGTCTGAATTAAATCGCTATCTCTCTTTTCTCTTACTTCAGGGTCAGAAGAGGGCTTCCGTTCAATTCCCACGACGCCAAACTGGCAGACGGGATTGTACGGGACTTCTGACCTTGTCGAGGATGGGGAAACGAATGCGATGGGAATTTGCCCATTCTGTCGCATCAATTAAGCGCAACCTGCCCCAAGGTTGTCGTTTCCACACCCCTTCCTGTGCGGACGCATGGAAAGCGTCCGCATTCTCTAACCCTCCCCCTTCTTCTCCGGAGTATCTCTCGTTCATACGCAGAGAGGTACGCAGGATGTTTCCATTCGGTTGGGACCGTGACTATGAGAAATTTGTGTATTCTCATGTCCCCAATGCCACAGCTAGGTTCTCAGATAAGAGAGCCGATCATGCTTGGATGGGCGAATGGAAGTCCTATGTCGGTCAATGCTTGAGCGGTCCCTTTGTCACAGGGATACCGTTCCAAGCGCGGTACAAGGAAGTGCTGAGTGCTGGCAAGGTCAGGCCTTTAATCATTTATGATAAGGCCATTGACATGTTAGCTCCTTTGCACAAGATGCTTTTCAAGCATCTTTCCAGGCAATCCTGGTGCCTTGTCGGACCGCCGACATCTGAGAAGATTTCATCTACCTGTAGGTACAAGTTTCAGACTAGCATTGATTTGGTCAATGCTACTGATAATTTGTCCCTCGAGTCCACAGAGGCCATCCTTGGATCACTGCTTAGTAAGTGTGAACGGGTACCTGGCGGTATACGTGAGCTTGCTCACTTATCGCTTCGTCCCTTAGTAACGGTGAACGGTGTGGTCGAGGGCGAAGTGACCCACGGGCAGATGATGGGGGCCTACCTTTCCTTTCCGCTGCTTTGTCTGCAGTCTTACCTTGCAGCTCGCTGGGCTATGAGAGGCCATAGGGCCTCTTATTTAGTCAACGGCGATGACTGTTTGGTAAGCTCAGATGCTTACGTGTTGCCTGAGTCTTATCCTTCCGGATGGAAGCTTAATGACAAAAAGACAATACGGAGCGAAGTGGTAGCCGAGGTCAACTCGACTGCCTTTCTAAGCGGCGGTGGTAAATGGCGCGAGGTGCGTCATTTGAGGAGAGGAGGTTTTCAAACCGATTTTAAAGGGATGATGCATGCCGCAAGCGCGGTACGCTTTTCTCGCGAGTGGACGGATGCGTTCGTCCGTTCTCGAATCGGTAAGAAGTGGGGTTTCCTACCTCACCAACTCCGGCTTCATCCTAAGTCGTATCCTGCTTTTTGCAGGACTAGGGAGATGTGGCATCGGCTTTTCACGCCTTTGCCGCTCGCCCCTTCTGAGGATAGAAGCCCGGAGATCCTTGGCCTACGTAGGGCCTTGGATCCTGACGAACGAATGGCTTTTACTGCATGGCAGTGGTCACACGGTCGGGATGGTGGTAGGAAGAGAGACGTTTATTCGCCTAGCGTGGGCGAATTGCGTAGGACATATGCATACAGGGTTGTAAAGCCCTGGTCCCGACTTAGCTACGTGTCTAAGTTGGCATCGTTAAAGTACGATGATGCATATGAAAAGATAGAGGTAGATATGCAATTCGTTCCTGACGAATATATATCTATAAGAGAGATGCGTGCCATTAGGGAACAGAATTTTTGTTTCCCACAAGTTGATGGCTAATTTACATCGGTCTCTTGGCGTCCCATAGTTCTGGCAACAGAATTGTCGCGGGGCGTTTGACGTCACATGCTGATAAGCAAGCGATAGTGAGGATCTCTCCTCCGCCAGTACGTTGGTCCCTGCTCCGAATCTGGGGCACATCAGCTACTAAGTGGTTGGCGGTCGATAATCCGACCAATCCAGGGGGAACTCCTCTCGCGTAAAAAGAATGTGTGACGTCCGACGCAGGGTGGGACGTTGTTAAGGAGTGAACGGGGACGTTTATATCCCCTCGCCATGCACCAGGCGTGACTTCT